CGGTGGTGGTTTTGACGCGCTCCTTATCCTTGACCGTAATCTTCGATTCGGTCTCCTCTTTGTGCCAGTACTCTGCTACTGCGATTTCCTTTTCGTTGGCCCACGGCCGCAACAGCGGTGCCGATTGGTCCCATGTTTCCCAGCTCGCGTCGGATCGATAGCCATATTTGTCCTTGTACTTCTCCCATGACATCCACTTGATAATGAAGCAGTAACCGGCATCCTGAAACTGCGGTTGTTCCACATCTGGGTCGAAGTAGACCGACTTCGGGTCACGAATCCATTCCGTCGTCCCGTCCTGATCAAAGGCATCGGCATCGTCTGGCGATGGATCTGGGTTAACGTACTTAGTTGCAACGCGATAGAAGCCGATTCCGCCGGATAGCTGGTACTTCGATGCCGTGTCGCGGGCAATATCGCCCTGAGACAAATAATTCCAGTGGCGGATGATGCCAGCATAGACCTTAGCGGTTTCCTGCTTGGCGCCGCCGCCCGCTGGACTGATCTTGATGGCCGGCTTGTCCTGCCGGATCTTGTTCGCGACTACCTGAATGTTGGTGTGGAGAACGTCAAAGGTGAGTGTAGGACGGCCTTGCTGCGTTTCACGATTGGTTTTTACAGCTTCATCCCATTGATCTCCGGTGGCGAACTTGAGATCGATGTCCATCTCATCGTAGATGGGCTTCCAAGCGTCGACAGCGGCCTTGAATCGCCGCTGCGCCTTATCGAAAAAGCTATCGTCTCGTTCTATTGACATTCAACGTCATCACGACGTGGACCACAACTTTTGACGCCCCGGCGGTGGGAAATCGGAAGGAATCAGCCAAGCCGGGGCGTGCGCCTCTCACGGTTATTGGAATGCTATCACAAATCTCCCCGGATCTGTAGCATAATGTTGAAGGTGCTCATCTTTACGTCATGGCCTGTAACGTCAGTCTCGCAATCCGAGAAGCGCAACGTGCGCTTGAGGCCGAGTACCGCAAACAATGCGCTCCCTGTGCGGCGCTGTCTGACGTGGTTGCGTGGGACATCGGGTTCGATTCCCGACGGGGGCCCAAATCAGTACTCCGCCAGCAATCAGTAGCCCGCCGCCCGCTCCAGAGCGTTGTTCGTCCGCTTCCCCGCACGGCGTTGCTGCGAGTACGCGATCGCAAGCGCCTGTTTCTTCGGTTTGTTGGCCGCGAGCTCGGTCTTGACGTTCGAAACGAACGCAGCCTTTGATTTGCCCTTTTTTAGCGGCATGAGCCTCCTTCAATTTGAATGGCTGGGATTCGTCCTCTCGACGTGCGAGACGGCTTGGCATTTCCTTTAAACGAATCCCATAGTACGCCATTTTGCCAAAACTTTACGTTTGAATCCTCTTCCCTTCCGTCCAGCCGCAACGCTTCATCAGCCGCAAGCCATCCTCGACTGGCAACGCAACGCTTTGCCCGGTGCCCAAGATCACCTGCATCCGGTCGCTGCGATCCGTTGGCGTAATCGCCATCACGTTCTCAACGCGAACCGTACAGAATCCTCCTTGCGAATCCAGCCATCCGAAAAACGGCGAAGATCCCGAAGGCTCAATCAGGTGGCCCGAGACTGCGCGGGTGCGGTCGACGATCATGTTCCCGTTTGAGTTCATATTTGATTAAAAGTTCGGTGGGTTCGATTCCAAACATCGTTGTAGTGCTTCGCCATCCACTGATTTCCTTCGCGCACCAGCAGCGCCTTCAACTCAACATCAGTAAGGAGCACGTTGCCGCTGGGCTTTATGGCTTTCGGCGGTTCCGATGGTTTCAAGCCGAGAGCGATGGTGCCAGCTCCTATCGCACCGAAGAATCCGCGCCTGTTGAGTTTCATGCTTCCACAACCCCGAGTATGTTCTGTTCTTCAAAAAGCAGCGTGTACGTCTCGCCTTCATGAACCACTTCGTTCGTGTGAACTCGATGATACAGCACTTTGTCGCCAATCTTCACCTGAAACGGCAATCGCCCGCCGGATTTGAAGGCTTTCGGATATCCAGGCTGCTGTTGCGCGTGCTCCCCGTGCCCTCGAATCTCCCCATCCTTCCAGATCCCCGAGGAACCTGGCCCGAGCGCTACAACCTCGCCCAATTGCAACCCAACCAGGTCGTAATCGCCTTCGCCGATCGTGTTTCGCTTATCGGGTAGGTAAAGCGAGCCGTCCGTAACCGGCTGCGCAATGCGCCGCACCATGACGCGATCTTCATAGTACGGCGTGAACTCCGTTACGTCGATGCGCGGGCGCAAGTGGTCGAATTTTGAGTCTTGTTTACCCATCAGGCTGAAATCCTCACTGGCAAATCGTGCTCATCACTAAAGAAACCAAAGTAAACGTCCATGCGGGAAAAAACCATCCGCCCAGTTAGGTCGTAGTGATCTACAATCCTGATCCCCGGTTTCCCGTAGATCATTCGGGGGATCGAAATCAGTTTCTTTCCTGGCACCCAGAGCGCTCGCTCAGGGTCGAGCGTCAACGCAGCAGCAGCGCCTCCCAACAGACTAAAGAACCCGCGTCGTGAATGTGTCACCAAGGCAGTATACTCCAATTCTCGCTAAATACTACGCATCCATGCGTCTGGGCTGTGTCTCTGCTGATGCTCCACAACCTGCGCCCTTTCCTTCTTAGCCACTGCGCGCGCGAAAGTAAGTGCCAGCGCATCCCCGTCGTCTGGACTCGGGATACCACGCTTCGCCATATCGGCCTTGCTCTCAACAATCAGCGCCCCATCGCCGCCAACTTTCAAGTGAAACCCCGGCGCCGACAACTGCCGAGCCAAATTCTTGTCCTCGGGATCGATTCCGCCTTTGCTCAACCAATCCTTGAGCTGCTTACCCCACATAAACGCCCGCATGTTGCCGAATCGCTCATCCGGTGACTTCCCACCGAAGCTGATCTCATGAACATTATCGTATTTGAGTGACTTAAGACGCTCCGCAATAGCCGCTCCAAATGCCGAATCGATAAACAGAGCATCCACAAACTTGTCGGGGTGCTGTTCGCTGAGCACTTGAGCCAAAACCGCGATCATCTGCGGCCGATCCACTTTCGAACCAGCCATCCTGATGGGCGAAGGCACGCGCGGACCAGGCCGAGCATCCAACCCGCGGCGAAATCTCACCACAAACCATGCCGACCCACCGTCCGGAACGTCAACGCCGGCCACCAGCGGCTCATCCATCAGCGTTTCTACACGCCGATGCTGCGCCTCTTGCACCAATTCACGGCTGATGAGCTGCCCTTCAGCCTGGGACGGCGGCAATCCCCGAATCCTGGTCTTGACGAAATCTGACTCGAGTCCGTGATCCGCTATCCACTCTTCGTGGAGCTGGTGATTCGGAAACTTGCAGTCTCGGCTGTCGATCGATCGCGCATTCCAGCGATGCTGCCAATCTCCGAAACACGCCTCGTAAAACTTGCCCGTATTGCGCGTCGGATTCCCGAAGGCGAACCACATCGGCTCACCGTCCGTTAGCCCGTTGTCGGCAACTTCCCAGATCGTATCTGGAATCAAGCTCGATTCATCAAACAGATAGAAGCTGGTCGACTCGCGATTGTGCTGGCCGGCGAACGCCTCGCTGTTCTCTTCGGCGCATGTCAGCGGTACTGCAAACCAACCCTCTTTATTTTCCTTATGATAGATCTTGGAAGCCCCGACTTCGAACCACTCTTGGAACCTGCAGCGCTTACCCCACTTCTGGATCTCTGCCCATGTTGTCGTTTCAAGCTGACTGAAGGTATTCGCCGTGACGCGGCCCTTAGCGTTCGGCCTAGTGCACATTATGAACCAGAAAACAAATGACATCAGCGTCGATTTGCCGATTCCGTGACCACTGGCGACCGCCATTCTTACCGGGTCAACCGGCTCGGGCACAGTAGGATCGAAAGACCTCGCTCTAATCGCGCTACCAAAATCTTCCAGAAACCGCCGCTGCCATTCATCCGGCCCTTCGCCGTCAGGCCATTCAAAACAATCGAGCACGAAGCCGAGCGGGTTATCCCAGTACAAACCGGCCTGTACGGTTAAATCGAGTTCTTCCGCCACTTCAGTCACGGCGCATACCTGCCAGCTAACCAAGCCACCAGCAGGAATACTAGAATGGTGATGCTAGTGAGCAGCAACCTTTTTAATCGGTGGGGTATTTTCATTGCTGCAGCATACGAGCCTTACGCGCGGCGATGATCTTCTGAGCCATCAACTCCACATTGACAGTACCCTTGTGCTCGATAGACTTGAGCTTCGGATACGCCTCTTCGCGCACCGCCATAGCCACCTTTGCGATAACCTCCGGCGAAAGCTGCTCAAATCCATCCTTGCAGGATGCACACGGGCGCTGCCCAATCCCCTGACAGGAGCACTCTGCACCTACTCTGGATTTGCACACCGCTGCGTGGCTTCCCGCCGGTAGTTCGTATGGCGTTTCCTTGGTTCCGCGGCAAACACTGCAAGGCAATGTATTGGTTAGGATCTCTTCGATTCGCTTGCTCGATAACAGCACGAGAGGATGATCACGGTGTTCCAGTGCCAGTACGTGCTTGCTTTTGCTGCCGACTTTACGCCCGCCGGTCTTAGGAGTACCTGGCTTCCGTCCACGTTTCGCCATATCTAAGGAATTTCTACTTTAGAGAATCTATCGTACTCCTAAAGCTTTGATTCTGCAAGTACCACGCGAAATAGCCCTTCCGTCCACGCCGGACGATCGGGATTGGTTACTTCGAT